AAAACGACTATCAATGACAATAGATGATCTACGAAGTAATAAAAAGAATTCCATAGCAAATATAGTAATTAAAAATTTAAAACCACTTTCGGTGACAGAAAGACCAGTTCATTATAAAGATAACCGGGAATGGTACATTAAAGATGAGAAAGGTGGATGGAACGAAGATAGCGGAGAGTCTTTATTGGCCGCGGCCGCATTTGGTATACAAATTAATTGGCAACGTGAATTTGAATTGCAATATCCTGGTTGGATAAATAACACAAAACTAAGAGATATGTATATAGAATTAGCTGGAACTAGTTCCGCCGATATTCCCGATGTTGATAAAATGAAAATATTAAATGAAATAGGAGGAGAGGTTAAATTAATGAAATATATATTATAGTGTATTTAGTGATATTAATATGTTTAAGGATATTATATTTAAATATACCTAGATATTATTAATGTCAAGAGCATTTATTAGAAGACATATTACGTCTACTGCTATATTAGCCTATATAATATTATACGGTATAATAATATATAGCAAATCACCATTAATCTATAATAAAAATGGCACATTAAAATCATTTGGTGTAGGATATAGTAATAGAAGTGTATTATCTATATGGGTAATTTCTATAGTGTTTGCCATATTATCTTATTTATTGGTATTATACTATATTTCCTCTCCGTATATCCAATAGACACGAATTAAATATACCTTATTCGGATGACGTATATATTCTCTGACTATCCTTATTATTTTTGGCCGTCTCTTGTGCGTCCGTCAATTCCTTTTCATACTCCTCGTGTCTAGACTGTATTTCGGCTGCACTAATACTACATGAAGTATTAATGATGTAATTATAACTAACCGAGGTTATTAACAAGCCTCCTAACATGTACCATATATAAGTAGCAACTATATCCTTTAGTCTTACCATATTATATAATTGATTTTTTAGTGCGAGACTATTAGCTACTCCAGGTCTAAAAACACCCTTCATATTATTCCAAAAATAATTAAAGTTATCTACTGTAATTTCATTAACTAATAAACTCTGGTCAGAGTAAATATGTGATAATGCTTGCTGCATTTGTTCATTAGACTCCCCCAGTTTGGTCCCTGTAGGATTCGATGATAATATATCAGCCATAGTATCATTTAATCCAGCCATGAGTGCCACAGCATAGCCGAACGTATTAGAAAATGGACTTAACCACCCAGGAAACAAGGATAATAGCAGGACCATGATTCCGAATATCACACACCAAGGTAAGACCGTGACTAACATGGCCGTGGGAATTTGATTGCTACCACATAAGGTATTTGTTAATCCTAAATTAACAAAATATTCACTAATAAATACCAAGAGCATATAAATAAAGAAATTTCGACCTGAAGAACTGTTTTTAACATTATCTTTCACATCCACGTTAGGGTCCCCCTTGCCAGTAGAATATTCGACAATAGAATATAACGTGGTCAATAGCATGAACCATAAAATAGAAGAAGTGGGATTTGGAGTTGATTTAGCCATATATTATACATATTAAGCATAATATATTTTGATATAATAACAGTATTAAATAATGGAAGGTGCTAGACTTATAGAGCCAGGAGTGAAATATTGGATCCTCCAAACATTAAAGGAATCCTCCAAGCATAAATATATTTCTAGAAGTATAACAGGAAATATATTAATAGCCGCTGCATTAATAATATTTGTCGGAGGGTTTATTACATACAAATATTATACCAAGTTAACTCCTCAAGAGAAAGCAGCCAATGCACGGGATAAGAACGGTCATTTACTGTCAACCATGTTAACCCACAAAGTAGATACATATAGGAAAAACGAGGACCTAATAACGGATATGCCCATATGGGATATGCCTTAGATAATGTGGAGGATATTATCAGACCATAATAATATATATATATTATAGTAATGGATAAGTTGTCTGCTAAAGAGGTTATTGAAGATTATTATAATTTAAAGAAGCAATATGATACTCAACTAATTAATGCTAAACGAGCAATAATTAGAGACAAAACGAAAGGAAAACCAGCGAAATTACGGTCCTTAGCTGCAATGAAAACTAAATGCATTAACTGTAGAAAAATAGGAGGAACCATTTTTACAGAAACGCTCGAAGGTATAAAGATAAAGGCTAGATGTGGTGCAAAAACACCCTGTGCCTTAAACATTGAGGTGTATCGAGGTAATTATTTGAAAATAAATTATATGTATCAAGCATTATTTAAAGAAGCAGAAAAAATTAAAACTAATATAATTAAAACTAAATTAAATATGTTATTCGACTTCATGTCGGAAGAGGAGACCATGACAGAGTTTACGAACCTTAAAAAATGGTATGATAAACTGATAGATACTCTAAATACTCTAGACGCGGTCATAGAAAATGTAGTACATAACAAGCGTAATGAAGAGGCCCTAGACAAGGTAACTAAAAAAACCTTAATGGAGATTGACAATATAAAAGAATTATATAAAAATTACATCACCATGGAAAATAGTGGTATCATACTGGATATAGTATCTACTTACACGGAAGATTTATATCCAGCGGTAACGAAATTAAGAGAACTTACGTATGCAAAGAATGCGATAGAATGTGATTCAGGCATTACTGGTCCTAGGGCATGTGAGGACGACGTTTATTATTTAATACAAGACCCCTATACGTATGAAGATATGGAATATATAATGGACGATATGGAAGTTATAGCATATTCTAAATAATTAGTATGATAATAAATATTATGATAATAAATAGTATCATTATATAATATGAATTATATTAATATCCTAGTGTTTGTGGTATCATTTATCATAGGACTAATATTTATTCAGTTGTCTGCTCCGAATACCGAAATGGTCTTTGTATACCCCACACCCGAGAACGCGGGCAGCGTGGAATATAAGGATAAGGTTGGGAACTGCTACGTATTCAAGTCAAAATCCGTAAAATGCCCGAAGGACGGCGTTAAACAAATTCCCGTACAGGAATAATATGCATATATTATATATTATGATGAAGAATATAAGCGCGGCAATGCATACCAAATTAGGGCAGACTATAGTAGCTATAATATTAGGTATTGGGTTGGCTAGTCTCTTTAGAAAGACCTGTAGTAAATCCGACTGTTATGATTTTAAGGCACCCCCCACAAAGGAGATATTAAATACCGCATACCAATACGGAGACGGTTGTTATGAATTTACCACGGAAACAAAGAAATGCTCTTCTAGTAAACAAGTGAATTTTGCGTAAATATATTTATTATATTAAGACGACCTATATAATAAATGGATAGTATAAATACTACTAATATCGATTCCTTACCCAAAGAAGGTGTGGGTAACTCAATACTACCAGATAATACTATGGCGACAAACAATCCATTACAATATAATCCGTCTAGTATGGATAGAAAAGAACTAGTCCCACCTCAACTGATAAATGAAGAATTTATGCAAGGAATGAATAAACTCAAGGGGTCGGGTATGACAGATTTGCCGTCTCGGGACATACCCATGGATAGTTCACAGGTAGTACTAGATGATAAAACTAAGGTAAATTATGTGCCTTCAACCAATCATACTGATTATATTACAGAGCATCAAACTAGCGATGAAATCACTAAGCAGTACGACCAGAAGAAGATAGATAAGGATAGAATGGACGACATATATGCCGAGTTAAGCATGCCCCTTTTGGTATTTATATTATATTTCATGTATCAACTTCCCGCAGTGCGACGGTCATTTATAAGCGTATTTCCAATGTGTTATGGATTATCGGGGGATATAAATTTATATGGTCGATTAATAAATAGCGCTATTTTTAGTTGCTTCGTATATATAGCACATAAACTAATTTCTATCATGAGTTATTAATGAAAAATACGTATGAGTATTATATTTATTGTATACATATATAATAAATATATTATGGTTTCTACATCAATCTCCTTGTTAAGAACTTACATTAAGACGGTAGCGCAAAACAGTGTAATAGATTCGCCCATATCTACCGATTTAATAATTAGTGGAGGGGGGTTTAATGGTGCATATGGGTATGGCGCAGTCACATATATAAAAGAAATGGAACTTCAAGGCAAACTTAAAATAAATAGGGTATCTGGGTCCAGCATTGGGTCACTACTAGCCCTGATTTTTATAGCTAATAGCGACGTTGATATGGAACCATATTATGAAGAACTTAAAAGGACCTTTGCTACGAACGGTAATTTAAATTATATGAACACCATTATATCAGAAATAGTCAACATAATAATACCTGCCCAGAAGACACTAGAGAGTCTAAATGATAAATTATATATAACTATGACGGATATGCACACAGGAGACCATATACATAAACATAAATATGAAAACATCGAAGATTTAATACATTGTATAAGTTCTTCGTGTTATATACCAATATTGACGGATGGAGGGAGTAGATATAAAGATCGGTATGTGGATGGGATAGTACCTTATATGTTTAAAGATACCAATGCAAATTCATTATACGTGAATATGATACATTCAAAAATATATAACGATATATTAAACACTTCTACCGATAATAATCCTCAGTATCGTATTATGTTGGGTGCCGCAGACGCGGCCGCATTATTTAACAACCAAGAGTCATCTATATGTAGTTGGGTTAATAAATGGGGCATAATCGACTATGTAAAATATAGATTAATACATGTAATTATGTATTTATTTTGTGTTATTACAGATTATGCATATAGAATAACCGTGCCAGATATGATATTAAACAATATCATATATAAGGGAATAAATAATGTAATAAAAATATTATGCCATGATATATGTTATAACATATCAACTAAATAAAATACCTTACCATTTAAAGTCAAATAATGGCGAGGCAGTTGTTTTTGTTCGTTTTTTCTTACGAATAGTTCGTTTTTTATTACTAACAGATTGTGTTTTGGTATATGTTTTTTGCTTTGGGGTAGAGATTTTAGATGATCTGGGTAGAATATGTTTGTTATATTTGCCAGTTGATGACGTCCTACTGGTTAAAGATGAAGATGATCCCCTACCAGAAGATGAGGAGGACAACGACCCCCTCCTACCTGAAATAGGTGTTCTACTACCTGAAATAGGTGTTCTACTACCTGAAATAGGTGTTCTACTACCTGAGATAGGTGCTCTACTACCTGAAATAGGTGCTCTACTACCTGAAATAGGTGCTCTACTACCTGAAGAAGTATCGCCTTTAGGTGAATATTTAAGGAACCATTCTTCATATTCGTCTGAAGATCTGTCGTGTTTTAATTTATTAAACATCATGGTTTTAGTATTTCTCATATCTTCGAGGGTAGTTTGATTGCCAGTGCATTGTAGACCAAATCGTTTAAGTACGCCCTTTTGTTGTAATCGATTCTTGGCTTGCACATAATATAATAATTGGGACATACAATAAATGCGGTCATGGTCATAATATGGTCTATCCGCATATAAGAATGCTAAGTAGAAACTAAGCATGGTGTCAATGGTCGCGACCTTTATTTTTTTTTTATTTATGGTTATTTCATTAAAACTATGACACGCCAGTGGTTCATATATAAATGCAACGGTGTCCTTATCCACTACTATTTCATAATGAGGTGCGATGATCTCCCCCACGCCTTTTCTCTTATTAATGTGAGTATTTATATGACCGGCCGCTATAAGTTTGTCTTTAATAATTAATGCTGATTTTTCAGGCATAGTAGATAATGCATCAAAATCAGGATTATTTTGTATTTTCTTCTTATTATGTTGGGGCAT